TTGCAGGTGGCGATACGCACACTATCATCTATCTCAAAATGATGTTGATTAGTTTAGAGGATGGCGGGCACATCTACTATGATGGGCTTGCTGACAATCTAGCTGAAGAAATCGCTCTTGTCATTGACGAGAATGTTGAAGATATTAAAATCACTCTGATTTTCTTAGAGAGTAAAGGCTTGCTGACTAAAATAAATGACAGAGATTATTTCTTAGAACAAGTTCCTGAAATGGTGGGTAGTGAGACAGCGAGCACTCGCAGAAGTCGCAAACACAGAGAGTTGAGGGGGTTGCATTGCAACACCATTGCAACAACTTGCAACGGAGATATAGATAAAGAGAAAGATATAGATCCAGTCGCACTCATCATCGAAGAATATCAATCTCGTATTGCTCAGTTGGATGGAACTCAATTTGAAATCTTAAAAGAGTTCATCACTTTGGATGGTATGGAAGCGAAAGTTGTTCTGAAAGCAATTGGTCTTGCTGCTGACAATGGTAAAAGGAATTTTAGTTATATCAGAGCGATTTTGACGAATTGGAAGAACGATGGAGTTTTGACGATTGCAGCAGTCGATGAACGTGAGCGAGCGTACAAAGAAAGTAAAATAAAGGGTCAGTCAGGGAATCAAAAATCAAATGTTCCTGAATGGTCTCAACCTAACTATGTGAATACTACTAGCGATGAGACCAAAAAGGACCTTGAGAAGAAGAAACAAGAAATGCTAGAAAAACTAGAGAAAGGGAAAAAGTGATGTTTATTTTGAAACATGGAACAAAAGAAGAAAAACCGTACTTGATGTCTGCTAAAATCGGCGTGACTGGGATTGATATCTCTTTTTCAGAAGAGAGGGGAGCGATTCGGTTTGTCTCTCGTGCGGTCGCATTGCAGGTTGCCAAGGCACTTAGATCATTTGGGAATTTCTATGTGATTCAGGTGAAGGGATGAAAGATATACGAATACTAGATGCGTGCTGTGGGTCTAGAATGTTTTGGTTTGATAAACAAGAACCACACACAACTTACATGGATAGACGTGAAGAAGAATTTGAAATTCACAAAAAGAAAATCAATGTTAAGCCAGACATTGTTGCAGATTTTCGAGATATGCCATTTGATGACGAAACATTTAACCTTGTTGTATTTGATCCGCCACACCTTCTTTGGGCAGGTCAGCAATCATTCATGCGTGCGCAATATGGTCAACTAGACTTGTTGACTTGGAGATTAGACTTGCAGCAAGGTTTTGAAGAGTGTTTTAGGGTTTTGAAAACAGGTGGAACACTTATTTTTAAATGGTCTGATGCTCAAGTAAATGTTAAGGAAATTTTGGAATTGGTTCCGCATCAACCACTTTTCGGCCAGCAACGTGGGACGACTCATTGGATGACTTTTATGAAATTTTAGGAGGTATTGATGTTAAATCTTTATTTCGTCTACAACGGGCACTGCAAGTTTTTTCTTGGAAGTTTTAACAATGTGGATGAACTTATCGAACGGATGAAAGACCATCAGTGGGCTTTCTCAGGTATTACTAGACCAAAATTCAAAAAAACACATCGGAAAAGATGATGTACGTTTTGATTACGGTGCGATAGATTGCTATTACTTAGCGACAAAATCAACGTGCCGCGAACCACGTTAAAAGCGAGCTAGAATATGCGTCAGACTTGGACGAATGACGTATAAAGAACTTGCCAGCTCTTGTGTCTTTGAGCCATGAGGGGCAAGAGCTGGATTTTTAGTAATCAGGTTAAACCATGAAATACAGTAAACAAACAATGATTGACGGATTGAAACATTCAATCGAGAAAACGGAGAAGGAAATTGAAGAGTACTCGAAGCCGTGCGATAGACGAGTCGCACAAGGTCGTACTGCTCATCTTGAATTTTTGAAGAAAAAATTGAAGAAAATGAAAGCACAGTTGGAGGAATTGGAAGATGATGGAAGATTTAAAGAAAAAAGTTAATGGAGTATACGGATGGTCGGTAGAAGATGGGAAACCCAAACCTCCCAAGCAAGATTTACCACAAGCGGTAAGAGACAGAGCAGACTATTTCTGGGAAATGACAGAAGATGGCATGACGTTTATGGGAGCGATGGAATGTATCTTTGCTGATGAAAAACCTAAAGACTATGATTTGGGAGCTACTAAGAGGTGGTTGCCAAAATCTAAGGAGTTTGATGATTGGGTTGGCTATTCGCCAGGAATGTCTCAGGTAGTTATTGCAGTTTATTTGATTTATGGAGGAAACTAAGATGAATAAGCAGGAATTGATTGAGAAAATTGGAAATTTAGATAAATTGTATGGAGAAAAGTTTTATGTTGCTTTGGACGATGTTTTGGATTTAGTGAAACAACTAGACGAACCAGGGAAAGTCCAAATTCCGCAGTCTGTAGCGGATTGGATTGAGTATTGCAAAGTCAGGAAAATTACTTTAGCTCACGCATTATATCATTCTGAAGAAGCAAAAAACAAAAGCGTTTATCGTTGGCTCTTTGAAGATGAAGACTCAGACAACCAAGAAACATTCGCCAGAGCATGGCTGGACGGCTACGAGGTCGAGAAAGAGAAGCTGTATTTGGTGAAAATCAAAGGTGTGAATGAAGAATGCGAGTGTTTATTTTTCGGGGAACTTTCGAATACTTGGAAGTTTAGAAGTCTTGGCAGTTTTGGAGAGCTTAGGAAATATCACACCCGCAAAGAACTAGAAGAAGCGGGGTTCGGAGAAATATTCAACAGTCCTTTGTTTGAAGTCGTGGAGGTTGAGTGAAGCCTAGAAAGATACAAGCAACGATTACACAAGATCTATATGACCACGTCGAAGCCATTAAAGAGTATGGTGGTTATAGGAGCGTGTCTGAAGTAGTCAATAGGGCACTTGAAAAGTTAGTAAATGACCATGGTAGCAATGAAATATATAAATATTATTTGCAAAAAGTAAGAGATGGAAGAAATGAGGTAGAGTGATGGAAGAAGTTATTATGGCTACACTGCCTAACAATGAGTTAAATCGTTTGATAAAAATTGAAACTGCAGTTGAGAATTTAATTGAAAACGGAATACTTGATGAAGATCTTTTCAACGAGTATTTGAGAGAAATATAGATTAAGGAGGTTACAGATTGAAACGATTTATCGCAATTTGGATTTTGGTATCTGCTGGATTGAATATCTGGCAGATGGACAGGATTCGGGATTTGGAAGAAAAGCGCCCTATTGCAATTTACAAGGCTGATAACCAAGGCGCTGAGATATTCAGTAAGGTCGTCGAAAAAGGACGACACGGCAAGCTATACACGCTTACGATTCGTGACTACGGTATTTTCGTAGTTACGAAGGAAGTGTATGACAAGGTGAAAGTTGGGGATGAGGTGAGGTTATGAAATTCCTAGATTTATTCGCAGGCATCGGTGGATTTCGTCTTGGAATGGAATCCGCCGGTCATGAATGTATAGGATTTTGTGAGATTGACAAATTCGCAAGAGCGAGCTATAAAGCAATCCACAACACAGAAGGAGAGATAGAGTTACATGACATCACAGCAGTATCAGATGAGTCTATTCGAAGAATCGGACGTGTGGACATTATCTGTGGAGGATTTCCGTGCCAGGCTTTCTCAATTGCAGGAGCAAGACGAGGTTTTGAAGATACACGAGGAACTTTGTTTTTTGAGATTGCACGGTTCGCATCTATTCTCAGACCTAAATATCTATTGCTTGAGAACGTCAAAGGACTCCTCAACCATGACGGAGGAGCTACATTTGAAACCATCCTCGGAGCCTTGGATGAACTGGGGTACGACATGGAATGGCAAATCCTTAACAGCAAGGATTTTGGAGTACCCCAAAACAGAGAACGGGTGTTCATTGTCGGACATCTTAGAGGAGAATGTACCAGAAGAGTTTTTCCTCTCTCAAAAAGTGGCCGGCAAGCTAATTCAATCAAAAAACAGTACAGCAATACCATTACAACCAGATACGGCAACTCACAAGGAGCAGGGGCGTACATTGTTGAAAGTAAATCGCAGAAAGTGAGGTCTATCGGAAACATCCATCCTTCAGGAAATGGGATGAATGGAGAGGTTTATGAATCAACTGGATTGGCTCCCACACTCACAAC